CAATTCTGCTTCTACAAACCTATCAAATTCACCTGTAAATATGTTAAATCCATATCCCATAAATTATCTCCTTAATAATAACTATATGAAGCTCTATTATCCCACACATTATCAAACTTAGCATCGCCATCTGCCCATTTAACATTGGTGGGGTTACTTCCACTCCATGTTACTTTCATAATTCTCCAAGTAGACGCACTTGTAGCTGTTCCTGGTGCTGCCCATCCAACATACTCTGGATTATCTCCTGAGTAAGCAACAATAATAGTTAGAGGTGCTTTATCTGTAAACAAATGTCCCCATTGATCTGCTCTTAAAGGTTGTTCTACTTTCTGCTCGTCATACCCTTGAATACCAACTTTATTTCCTGCCATTCTTCATACCCTCCACTTTAGCTTGAAGTTTACTTATATCTTCTTGTAGTTTTAGGTACACCCAAAAATCCCTAACACTAGGATCGGCACCTAACATAATTTTTTCATTACGTATAATATCTTTAAAAGATCTCTCAGGTACCTCCGAATCATATTGACTTAAAGCCCACTCTTTTATATAATTCAATTTCTCACTTGACTCATCTATATCTTTTAAATCCATTCCAAACAATCTAGCTACTTCAAATAGTTCAATATCTAAACTAGTATCCATTGCAGTCATTTCTGGGGCTATATACTCCACTGTAGCCTTATTATCGTCCATCCAACTCATGTCAAGTACTCCTTCGGATCTACTGAGATCCATACCTTATTTTTATTAGGTTTTCTTACTTCATAATGTAGATGCTTACCTTTACTCCATCCTGAATCTCCCATTATCCCTATAGTCTGTCCTTTACGTACATACTTACCTGGGTTGACAAATACTTTAGCCATATGTGCTAAGATATGTTTAGCTGGTTTATCACTCTCTTTGGAACTAATGATACAATGAAAGCCCCATGAAGGTGAATATCCTCCAGCTTCTACAATACCAGATACAGGTGCTCTTAAGTAGAAAGTCTTATTCTTATGTCCCCACTTAGGTGTAAAATCTATCCCTTTGTGGAAGATTAAACCTCTTTGTTTAAAGAACTTCTCTTCGGGGTACCTAGCTTTATACTTCAAACTTACTCTACATAATTTCATGTTTAATACTGGATGCATAACACAGCCTCATTTTGTATTTTCATTTGTTTTCTTCTTTGTCGGTCTAATGAGTTTAAACTGAATAGCTTTCTTCAGAAAACTTTTTCTAAATAACACTTTAACCCTGGAAAATATTTTTTCTTGAGGAATTTTACCTTTATCTCTCGAAATTGCTTTAAAATGCTTATGGAGAGCTTCAGTCAAAGCTTTTTCCTCTACATCATAACGTGTAGCAACTTGTTTAACCCAGGCATCAAATTCTTTTTGTAGAAGTTCCCTTTCATGTGTAGTCTTAGTTCTTCTTGCTTTATTTAAAAAACTATCGGCTTGTTCCATTAGTTCATAGTAACTAGTATCCATTTGAGTTGCTAATGTAAACAACTGATCTTGAGCTCCTTGACTAACTGGAGTAAACCCTAGCATTTTTAAAGCATCTTCATAAAAAGAAGTAGATATAAATTTAATATCTCCTTTTTGATTAAGGTATATACCAGTAATCTTTTGATCTTTCTCCATGAGACCCAGTTTAGACATTTTCTTAGATAATTCTTCAGTAGCTTTAGGATTCAATCTATAGGCTACTCCCATGGCTTGTTGTCCTTCTATTATAGGACCTAAAGCTCTACCTAGAGGAACAAGAGGGTTAGTTTTAATATTAGATAACCAAGCTTTAGCTTTTTGTTTTTCTAAACCTGTTCCCCAGACAGCCTTACCTGTGTTATCCACTAGACCTTTAAACATGTTTAGAGTAGGTGCTCCCATGGGCATTGCTCCTAGTGGAAGATCTTCAGCCTCAAAGTTCACTATCTTTCCATTTGGTAAAGTAATTGGTACTATAGAGTTAGTCATCAAACCAGCTCCTAGTTCTTTACTCGTATTAATACCAATCGCTTTAAATCCTTGATTCATTCCAAATTGAAGAAGTTTCATCTTCGCCAAACTTCCGAGACTAACAGGCATTTGTCTTTGAGCTAACTGTTTTAGGCCCTCTTTAGCTAGACCTACTTCTAATTCAGTTTGTTTCAAAACATAAGAAGTTAAAGCACCAGAAGCCTTTCCTGCTGGAAACCATTGAAACCAAGGCATATTGTATTTGTATCTAAAATGAACCTTCATAGTCATATCATAGGCTAACTTCTCAGCCTTATGCACAGACTTACCGAGAGAGATTTGTCTTGTTCTCTCAGATAGGTAGATCAAACTTCTACTTACCCATTCAGATAGCCTCATATTAAGAAAAGCAGTGTCTTGAACTTTTTCTAACGGTCCTGTCAGAATGTTTAATTCTTGAGCTGAAAGAGACGTATCTACCACACCAGACTGTCTCACCAATTTTCTTCCTGCTTCTGATCCTAATTGACGCATGCCTTCTAGTATAAATCTAGAGTCTTTCGTTGGTATTAGAGCTAGATAATTACTATTCTGAGTCAAGTTAACCGCAAATTGCTTAGGACGTCCTCCTATAGTATGAAAATAAATCATTTCGTTGAGCATTGAAGACAACTTAGTTGCAGGTTTGTTTCCTAAAGTCTTAGTTAGCTTAGGTCCTAACATAGGGATATTTTCTAAAGACGTTCTTACTAAATCTTCTTGTCTAGTAGGTTGTCCTTTAATAACATACCTCAAGTAGGAGTTTAAGTAATCTGCATAGTTTTTAGGGAGAAGATGTTCAACATTTTTTGCTTCCATTACAGCAGGTTCTAGCATAGCCTTCTTAGCCATGCTTCTTAAATAGAACTTATTAACATAAGCAAAATCTAAGGAATACCCAGTCCTACCAGTTCTTTGTTTTAAAGCATACAACCCTATGTCTTTAGGAAGAGTGTCAAGTATTTCTGGGGGAAGGTATCCTTTGCTATAAGCTCTCTCAGCATTAGGATAGATGTGAGAAAAGTAGTTATGAAGTCTCTGCTGTGGATCTAACTTAAGAAGTTTGGCTCCTTCACCCATGATTTTCTGGACTTGTTCTACACCTAACTGCTCATCCGGAGTCAAAGCACTCATAGGAAGGCGTCCATCCTGAACTAGCGACATTTTCACTAAGCTAGCCTGAGACTTTCCTTTTATAGCTTGGTCAACTACATCATCGGCATACGCCACATATTTTAAGTATAAGTAGGTAGAGTTGTTAATTTTCTTTCCTACACCAGGTACTAATTCTAGCACTCTTTCTGGAGAGGATACTCTGGAAAGCATTCCTATATCCTTTAGAGTCATTGTCTTTAACACCCTTTGAGGGTACTTACCCATTACTTTATCTGTTAGGTGTTGTACTCCTTTTTCGAACAGCTTATCTCTAACCTTGTCAGATAGTTTCGGATACTTGTATATGTCAACTAAGTGTCCCACTGTTTCACTTAAGGTGTCTCCGGTATCATCTACAACGTCACTCGCTTTAATGTTTTTAAGCCAAGGCAAATGTCGTTTAAAGCCTCTAATTCCAAGAGTTTGTAAAATCCTAGCTTCTTTATGAATTCCTTTTGTTCCTAACTTTTTAGATACTCCAGGCAAACTTCTAGCAAATCCTTTCAAAGAACTCATAGTTTTTTTAGTCAAGTCTATGCCAGATTCTTCTATTTCTTTCTTAATGTTTTCTACAGGAAATTCTCCTGGTTTTATAGGCTGGGCTTTAGGAGGGTTCTTCCCTAGAACTCTACCTAGAAAGCCAATACCTCTTTGAAAAGCATAAGGAAGAACCACTCTAGTTCCAAACTCAATAGCTGCTCGTTTAGCTAGATTCTTCTCTTCTCCCGAAGATACATCAGACAAAGTATCCGCTACACCATAAAGCAACGAAGCAGGTACTCCTACTCCATAAGACATATACTTTGGAATATCTTCATAGGTTTTAGGAGCAAGAAACTTACCAGTGGTTTCTAATCCTTCTACAACAGATCCTGCTTGAGTACCTTTTAAACCTGTTTTCAACTGTTCCAGTCCTGGAATCTGTGGATATTTTATAGGAGCATCTTGTCCCTTCCACATAGTAGCTGCTAAACCTAAAAAAGGATGTCCTGAAAGGAGAGAAGTCAGAATAGGTAAAGAGATATCTTTTAAGCCTTCTTCTTCTAAATCAACTTCCGGATGTTCTAGTTTATATAATTCTATTAAGTTATTAATATCGGAATCTACCATTATCCGCTACACCTCTAGTAATCAAAAATCGTTGAGCCTTCCTCACTTTGTAGTTTCTCTAAACGTAACTTACTTATTGTATTGTTTAATTGAGCATTAGAGATACCTAATTTTTTTGCTAAAATTGCTAAATTGGCTGACTCAACTGTAGCTAGTCTTAAAGGAGGTCTACCCCATACTATTTTAAACTCTCCATCAGGCATGGCAACTCTAACAGGCACTGTATGCCCACTTTTAAGCCCTGCTTTTCTATCTTCTTTATAGGACCAACCTCTTCCTATATTTGCATTTTTTTCGTTTAAAGTTATATAGGACCCTTTTATTACACGTGCTTTTTCGGTGCGTTGTTCTTTTCTATCTTCTTCAGCCCTCTTCAAATCCTGTTTATAAACTGATTGAATAGCTTGCTTACCCATTTCCACTCCAGACTTGAGGAGACTTCCTGTAATAGCTTCCGGAGATACGGAACCTTTACCAGCTTCCATTCCAAAATTAATTCCTTCTAGCATTCTAAGCCACTCTGGTCCAATTTTGGAAGATATAGCTGCTCCTGCTGCTGTCCCAGCTATACCTGGCAACCCTGCTATTACTCCTGGCAGAAAGAAAGAAGCTGCTCCTGCTAACAATCCTTTAAGAGGATCAAACTTGCTAGCATCTCTTGCTTTTCTAGCTTGAATTTGATAGTCCCTCATTTTTGCTAAACGTTGTTTTATATCAGAATTAAACTTAAATGGATCTGCTATCATTTTAGTACCTCCTAACACCTACTGGATACTTAGCTAGCTCATAGTCTGGTATAAGCTCTAAACTATCCCATGTATTGACAACTCTCCTTGGAATATATCTGCCTTGGTATACTGTATGCCCATAATCATCATAGACAGGTTCACCTGTACCTGTACCTGTACCTGTACCTGTACCTGTACCTGTACCTTTAGCTTTAACCTTTTCAATATCACTTTCATCTATATACCCCATGTGCTTATTATACTTTTGTAGAGAGTCTAACATTAGCTTTTGCATCCTCTCCCATTCCATTCTATCATCCCATGACCACTCGGGGTCAATATTTTCCATTAAAGATAAGTAATAATCTACAGTACCTTGAAGCTTAGCACCTTTAAATTCATGTTTCTTTTGAGTAATAATTCCTGAAAAGTATGGATCGCTAGCAAATTGTGAATACTTTGGAGATTGAAGCACTTGCTTAAGAGCATCTTCAGAACCGGCATTCATTAAAAGATTTAAAGCATTATTATAGTCTTTATCTTTCTGAGCATCTAAGTATCTTTGTTCATCTGTTTCTATTCCTTTCTCATACCTTTCTTGCTCTTCTAATCTTCCTTGCTCTTGCTGATATAACCCATACACATCTCGAGCTCTTCCATAACCAATATCTTTAGCTTCTGCTAATTTTTGCTGAGTCACATCTGCAAGCTGGTCCCTATAACCTCCGAAAATGTCTTGCACCCCTTTCTGTTCTACTCCTCCATAAGAAGTGCCTGAAACAGCCATTAACTGTTCCCAATCTGAAAGGTCTTGTTCTCGTAGCTTGCCCATTCTAGTCTCAAAAGATTTTAAAAATGGATCAACATCTGGAGTAACTTGCTTTAACATCTCCTGCCACTCTGGGGATCCTAGTGTCTCCTTATAAAATTCTTTAAATCCTTCTGTCATTTTATCTCATCTCCTTATGAATCGGCAGCCAATGTTGCTACATGGCCATCCCCGAAAACTACTTTCAAATCGCCATCAGACGTATCTACATAAATCTTAGCCTGTCCAGCAGTACCTCCTGGTGCAGAAACCCCGTCCTTAAGCACATAGATGTAATCTGTGTAGACTTGCCCATTACCAGCTACAGAAAAAGCTGTATTTGGTGTTCCATCCGAATCTTGAGTACAGACTAAAAAATTAAAAGAAGAAGACGATCCTCTATAGCAATCTAAATCTAGCACTGCACCTGTATAGGAAGCATTTGCTCCTGTTAAATTAGCTATGTTGGCCGCTGCAGCATCATCTGTAACTGTTAGCTTTTGTCCAAGAACAACCGCTTCCGAGTCTGTAGTAGTTACAAATTTTAAGAAGCTGTCACTACCCGCCTTAAAATCTAAGGATGCCGCATTGTTATCTATAATAGCTATACTTGTAGCGGCAGCCGATACAGTTATATCCCCACCTTTAACGGTTAGGTCTCCATTTATTGATATATCTCCTGCTGTAGTTCCGTTCAGCAAATTATACAGAGCATCGAACTCTCCTTCTAAACTTGCTTCTAAAAGGGTATCCCCCGTATTGAAATCATATGTTCTACTGATAAAAGCCATTTTAATTCCTCCTTATATATATCGTGGTACTATACCTACTTCTATAGATTTAATTGTAAAATACTGGTCGGCAACATTATTTCTTACGCAAAGTCTAATGCGCTCAAACCCTTTACCTTTAAATCTTTTCTCATAGTAAACATCTTCAGCTCCTCCTCCAATGGTGTCTAAACCGATAATACCTGTCCCAATAATAAAACCCCCTGTATACTGATTTACTGCAAAGTATTCTGGAAATCCTGCAGAATCTCTTTCAAAACCTATATTAGTATTCCAATCTCCATCTGAAGATATAACAACTTTAATAAAATCTAAATAAGCAGCTTTAGCATTAACTTCAAAATCTCTAGGGGTAAGCCACTTACTTTTAAGTTCAGCATTTATACCTGCACTATCATCGTTCCATCCAGCATAGGCTTGAAAAGTTTTTCCATCTGCGGCTGAACTGGCAAAATACAAAGTATCCTTACCGGAAACCTGCAATAAAGCAAAATCATTAGCTGGAATATCATGGTAGGTCCACCTATAACCATTTCGCAATGAACATGTATAAACCCTATTATTGGTTGTTTGAGCTGATCCATAAGCTACAGACAACAATATTTGATATTTATCTGGATTATAAAATACTACTGCTCTGGAATGTGTTCCATAATTACAAGATAGCAAATCTTCTCTAATAGGTCCTCCAATATCTTTAGGATAACTACTTTCATCCCATAACCATACTGTATTTCCATCAAACCATACTATACCTTGAGGTGTTTTAGTACATGCTTTAACTCCAACACATCCTATATCTAATACTTGAGTTACTCTAGACACTACTCTAGAATCAGTAGCAGGGGTAACTCTAAACAATCCTTTAGGATACTTCCAAACATACAAATTATTTCCAGAAGATTTTATATTCTTAGGAACCGAACCATCTTTGTATCCTATAGGAGTATAATCTGAGGCTACTGTCCAGTCTGCTTCATCCTTACTTGCTGACCAATATAAGTTGCTGGTAGTTCCATCTATCATCCAAAGCCTATCTAACCATTCTTCAACATCTATCCCTGAAGGCGGACTTCCACTCAAAGCGGTGGCAGAGCCAGTTCCAGTCCATACAGATTGAGTTGTTCCATTTACTGCTATAGCTTTATCATTAAAGGAACAATACTCAAACCTATCTGTTGCTGTAGTAGAAAGTCCTGATTGGATACTATCCCATGTCCCGTCCAGAGCATCCATCTTGTATAAATTACCATCATTTGAATTGCATAAGATAAACTCGTCTCCGTCTTGCTGTCTATACCTGTACAAACCTTGAATAGTATAGCTGCCTGTATTACCTAACTCTGTATAACCTTTACGTTTTGCTATCTGACCTGGGTTGCTTAAGTCTATATTTTTACTAACAGAAACTTCATTATCTCCTAAAATTAAAGAATTGTTAGAGGTATTTAAACCATCTGATAAATGAAAAACTCTACTAACTAAATTCTTATTAACCATTATGTAATCATCCCTGTTTCAGGATCTAAAGAAGATCCATTCAAAGATTTATTTCTATCTTCTTCTATAGACATCCCGACTAAACCACCTGGAACTTTCATACCTCTCTTATAAAAAGGACTACTATACATAAACATATTCCATGCTGCACCAGCTCTTGCATCACCATCATAAGCTAGTGCTAAAGCATAAGCTCCATCTTGTAAAATTCTTCTATGCCTTTCTAAAAACAAAGGTTCATCTGTGTCCTCTGTCAGGTCTGTTTTAGTAACAGTATATACAACCTTCATCGTATACGTAGCATCTGGTTCTGGCCAAAGTTTAACTTCAGTCCTTTTATTTATATAGGTAAATGCTTGGGGAGTTCCGGACCTGGATAAATCCGGATCTGTTTCAAGTATTTCTGAAAGAGCTATATATTCTATTTTCTTATTGTTTGTAGTATCATACATATACAAAATATCTGCTACATCTGATGCTATTGCACTAGATATAGTATACTCTGAAGTACCATCTACAACAGACATGCTAACTGCATCTGCTACTTTAATTTCCCAAGGGTAGTAATTCCACATAATGTCATAAGCTTGATTAATCCATTCCGTAAAATAAGCTCTAAAAGAATCATTAACACCTCTATTTTCTAGATTATCTTTCATATTTTTTAAAGTTGTTCCCATTATTCCTCCCTCACTTTTTGATACACTTTCAAATAGTCTTCTGCTACCTTATCCATATTATGATTCTCATAAACATAATTCCTAGCAGCATCTCCAATCTTCTTTCTGTATACTGAGTCCTCTACTAAACAGGTTAGTTTGTTTAAAAATTCCTTACGAGTAGTAAATAATAAACCTGTAGCACCATCTTTAACCACTTCCCGATAAGGAGTGCAATTACTAAGCAAGCAAGGTACTCCTAAAGCAGACATTTCCAAATATTTAATAGGGCTTTTACACTTATTAAAGTTATTACTTTCTAAAGGAACCAAACCTATGTCTAAGTTTAGTAAAGCCATTTTAAATGGGTAAGCTTCGGTAGTCTCCCACTTATGTATTTCAACCTGGTTCTCCGGCAAATCTTTAATCCAGCCTCCCAAAGCCGATCCTAAAATAACAAATTTACAATTCTTATGCGCTTGTAGAAACTTTGGCAACCAATTTTTTAGAAGTAACAAGTCGGCATAATGGGAGGCTCCTCCTGACCAACCGATTCGTATCTCCTTCCCTTTCTTTAAATCTACCTTCATCCATCTATTAAAATCAATAGCATTAGGTAAAACATATACATTTGGATTATAAGGTCTATATATTTTAGCTAATTCTTCAGTAGTAACTGTGATAGCTGAACATTCCTTCAACATCCACAAAAGCTCTTCAAACCTAGCGATATTTTTCTTTCTACCATAAGTCCTTAATCCAGGCCACTTTGCTTTCAACTCAACTAAGTTTGGATGTTCTTCGTCTATCCAAACTGGAATCTCTTCTCCTTTATCATTTTTATGCCAAAAATCATCTGTTGCAAATCCACCAAAATGGTCATTATAAGGAGACATTTCAAACTCATTATCATCTGCATCATAGATAAATTTTTTACCTTCAAAATTCAACTGTATACGTTTCATCAACCCGCCATGCCCATCTCGAACTAAGAAAATATCTGTCCAATACAGAACTTCTTGATCTTTAGCTGAGTGATCTCGACTAAATGGTTCCCAATACAAAGCCTCCATAAGCTTTAACTCTTTTAGTTTATTAAAAGGATTTTTAATCCTATAGTAAGAGCATCCATCACCAGCAGCCATACCACACAAAACTCTAAGCTGACCATCTTTTACCTTTTCATGCTGTGGGAAAGCATTGATAACAGCGGGAAGTTTATCTCTATACTTTTCCACAAACTTATCTCTAGCTTTGTGCCAATCTTCATTAAAAACTCCTGTAGACATATGTACTGTAGGTAATTCTACTACATAGTTATTATACCCAGCTAAATGAGCTCTAAAAGTTGTGGATATATCATAGAAATGAAAACTGCCATAAACTTCCTTTCCAAACCCACTTATAGCTTTTAAAACAGACTTCTTAGTAATCAGTACAACCCCATCTAATACAACTGCTTGGCCATACCCACCATAAGCGGCAACAGTTTCTTTATATTTCCCATCTACTATCTTACCATGAGTTACTTTTCCTAACAAGTGCTCTCTTTCATGTTTCTGAAAACCTTCGGCCCAAAAACCGGTAGTTAGTAAACCTTTTGACCCTGCTATCCCTATAAATCCAGTCAACTCATGCTCTATAAGCGGTTTAAGTCTTTGATACCAACCTTCATCCCAATTAAAATGGACATCATCATGGCAAAAGACTATCGTCTCATTTCTAGCTTTCTTCCATCCTTGATCATAAGCTTCATACAAATTGTCAGGGTTCTTGATAATTATAATATCGCCATAATTCCCTATCAGCTTCTTTATCTCTGCCTCAATCGAAGCAGTATCCTTATTAGAAGCTACTACGAAACTAACCGGAAGTAATTTAAGTTTACTTAAATCTACAACCATTACAACCTATCTACCGTCCAAAACTGTTTATGAGTTTTTAAAAATTTCTTCATTTCATCTTGTGTTAGGTATTCTGGTTCTTTCCCCATCATGTGTGCGTATTTTGCTAAGTAAATATACGGGACTTCCGCTACATTTCTCATATTTTTTGGTTGCTCATTCTGATTAACAAACCTAGCTCTATCTCGAATTAATCTTCCGGTTTCTTCCGCAATCTTAAATTCTCTTACATACCAATCTATCATACATTGAATAGCTAAAAAATTTCCATTATTTTTTAATCTCTTATACTCTGCACTATCTTTTATAACTTCTTGTATAAAATTTCTAATACTCATAAATTAAAAGAGGACGAGGCTTATTACACCTCGCCCCCATTGTGATCAGCTTGTGGCTAATCCTGTAATCTTTCCATTAAACTGTTGAGCTTTAGCCATAAGAGCTAACTCTGCAATTACTGAAAAAGATTGTCCATCGCATGCGCCAGGTAATACTTGCATCTCTTTAGGAGCTCGAAGCAAGCCTACTTCCCACGAATCTAGTTGAAGGTTTAACACTTCAGTAGTTGTGGCTAGGTCATGTAAATGAATTTTTAGAATGCCAAAGTCAGATTCATATATGGATACGTTACTTATCAACTTCTTGCCGATTTGATCGACATTAATGCTGACTGAAGAACTTCCATAAGAACCGCTAAAAGCACCTATTTTGCGTTTTTGGAAAGCTCCGACATATGTATTGTCAGGCTTACCATTCTGAGTCCAGATGGCTTGTAGGTTATCTAAGAACATAGCTTCTGTCAATGTCTCAGAAGCACCAGTACCGCTTCCAGTTTCAACTGTAGTTGTTATCCAACTGCGAATACCTTTGATCTCTCTGGAGGTACCAGACTTACCAGTTCCATTAAGTAGTTCATACTCAATATCCCTAACAAAATCTTGGTACGCTAATTTTTTCTGCTCTGCAACTTCACTACCGACTGCTGCCTTTGAAACAACTTCTTGAGTTTCAGAAATGGTGTAAGTAGTAACAAGAATCTGAGTATAAGCTCCAGTTCTTGATCTAGCTGTAATCGTTCCTGCTGAAAAAGCTGCGCCTTCATTGGCTGCTCCGCCTGTAGGAGTAGGTAAGGATTGTGTTAACCACTCAGGATGAGTGCTTGCAATCTTCCTTCTCTTTAAAGCTGCAAAGATAGGAGCAGATGTTCTGCTAATGTAGGTAAGAACGTCTAAAAGACCTTCCCTATTACCAGTAGCTCCACTTGTTTTAAATGTGCCCATTTTACTACACTACCTTTACTTTAAACTATCTGGGAGTAAAGTATACTTCAATATAACATCCTCAAAATCTCCAGTAGTATAAGCTTTTTCCAAATCTTTTTTCATATCTGGTTTAGCTTCTGGAGGAGGTGTGACTGTAATATCCTCTAGCACCACAGGTTTAGTTTCTTCTATACTTTTCAACTCCTCCTGTTTCCTTAATCCAGCCTTAGTTTTTTCATCTTCTAAATGCTTAACTACAACTTGATTGTAAGCTAAGTCAATAGTAGAAGAATCTCCTCGCCTAAAAGCATTCAGCAATGTTGGATTAGCTTTGATAGTTTCTAAAACTTCAGCTTGATAATCTTTCCAACCTGGTTTCATGCTTGCTTCCTTAATAGCTGAGGTCATTTCTAACCTGACTATCTTATTTGCAAGCGGCTTTACAGCTTCTTGGAGTATCTGTTTGGTTTGATAAGGGTCATACAAAGAGTATGGAGAATTATTAAGAGCATTATCAGGTGTTCCTTCATCTATCAAGGAGCTGATATCGACATCTTCTTCTTCCGTCTTTGTTTGATTGGTTTTATGGAAAGTATGCTCGAGTTCTTTATATGCTTTCTCGGCATCTTCCAAGGTCTTATACTTCCCAAAGATTAACTTCGGCTTTTCCTGCTCGGGAGTCGGAGTTTCGACTTTTTTCTCTTCCATCTTAACAGTCTTTCCGGCAAGAGGTTCTTTAGAAGGTGTGGTCTCAGGTGCGACCGCTTCCTCCCTCTTGGTATCATCAGACTTATTCATATTTCACCACCTTTTTCATACTTATTTATTAGCCCTTTCCAGGGCATTAACTACACTTTTCTCTCTAGATAACACTCTCGTAACCAAATCTAGCACTTCTTTATAAGCTGTAGCCATAGCTAAATTCTGTAACTTCTTATCCCCTCCTTTTCTTATGTCTAAAGCTGATTTTAATGCAGCCTCATATCTGCTAGTTATAGTTTGTTTCATATCTTTCCAAGCACTGAAATTGTCTAGCTCTTTATAAGCTAGAATCATATTATACTCAGCTTGTAATGAATCTAGATGTGCTTTCTTCATAATTGTAGTCCCTGAATTTGTGCTGGTCCTGGTCCCATAGCTGCATTAGGTTGCACATTAGCTTGTTCTCTGCCTGCAGGAGCTTGTTCTCCGCCTGGCTGTGCAGTACCTAGTTTTTCTAACTCTTTTTCTGATATGCCAAATTCTTCTGGTTTAAAGCCCATATTATCCAGCATCTTAGCTACTATTTTCATAATCACTTTAGGTCCTACTCCCATCTTAACAAGAGCTGGTCCTACAGCCTGAAATAAAAACACTAAGTTCTGCTGCGCCAATTCTTTAGACATTTCAGTAGACCCGAACTTCAGTTCAAAATCTAAATCTAAAGGTAAGTCTGAAGGAGATACTTTAACACTATCATCTTCGGTAATCTTAACCTGCATTTCTTCAGTCATACATTGCAAAATTAGCCAATAAACTCTTCTTAATATTTCGATAAACCCAACTTCCGTAAGCATTTTCACATTTAAGTGATGTAGTTCATTTCCTAAAATGTACATACCTTTAAACTCTGTAGCTGTACTTCTCTTAGAATCTGAACCCATTCCTGTAGTTTGTTTAGTGGCTCCTGTCTTTTCTTCTATATCTTGTTGAAGCCTAAAAACCCATTGCATAGCTTGCATATCTACTGGAGATTTTTCAAAAGGTACTACAGAATCTAGAGAAGGTACTTTAATAACTCCTAACGGGGTAAAAGGTAGGTAATCTGCTGTAAATTCTCCTTCAACTGCTTTATACATAGGATTAATATTAGCCACCATTCCGTCAACCATTAAATTTGTAAAAGAATTAATTAAAGTTTGTTCTGGTTTAGCTTTAACAGGTGCTCCTCTTCCATAAAATTGAAAGTCTAGCTTCTCAAAATTAGAGTAAACAAAAGGATGTCTACCATGAAAAAAAGGATTGGCTTCTTCTTTAATAATTGCTTGCCTATTTGCTATAGTAACAACTTTAGAATCATCTGCTGACCAAAACTCAATAACTTCTATAGGATCATCTTCTAACGGAGGTGCTTGAGGTGTAGAGTTTAAAGCATCATAATCACGTGGTTCCGAAGCAGTCCGCAATGTTCTATCTGCTGGTAAAGTAATTTTATCGATATTTTTGTATATCCCCATAGCAGCCAACTGCTTAAGTTCTCCATAAGTTTTCCACACTATATGAAATTTCTTATAACCATTCAGCTTAGTAGCTTCTGGGTCTATTCTAAAATTCTTAGTAACATTTATAGGCATGAAATAAGGGCCATCATAAATCTTTACCCTTCTATTCTCCACCTCGTAAGTACCTTTAGATTCATCATACTTCCTAGATTTAATATTCCTATGAACCCTATGGTAAGTTACTTTACCGACACCTGTACCATAGATAACTACTTGGCGAATAAATGTAAGAATATTTTCAAAAAAATCAGGCATCTTCTGAAGAGTTGTGAAAATAAGCTTCTTTAATACTGTAGCTTTTTTAATATCTGAAACACCTACCCCTGAAAGGGACAGCGCAATAAGGTATTCCGTGATAGCATTAACATATTTAGCAATTAGAGACCTGCAAGCTTTCTCGGTAGACGAATCGAAAATAGTAGATCTGGTGTGCCAAGTATCTGCATTTCTTAAATACGATATAGAGGCGTCTTGTCCATAAGTAAACTCCTCTTCTTTATTCTCTTTAAACCAATTATCTGCTCTAAGATACTCTGCTAAAATCTTTTGTTTCTTAGCTTCGCTCAACTGAGAAGCTCTTGCTTCTTCTTCTAACTTCTTTTTCTGTTGAGGGCTTAGGATAATATCTGATTCTGCATGAGAAGCACTGACATCATCAACTTGCTTCTTCTTTCTTTTCTTTACCATTCTGCTTACCTCTCTTTATTAATTTAATATCCTGTCTCTTTAAACAAAACTTTAGGTGCTTTATCTTTATCTGGTAACTGATTCCCTAAAAACAAAGGTCTGCGTACCATCTCAATAAAAGATAAAGCATCTATCAAGTCATCGTGAGAGCCTCTAGGAAAATTCGCTAACTCTTCAAAAATATCTTCAAACTCGACAGGTATAGCTATTCTACCCTCTTTAAAGTAAGGTATGAGTTCTCTAATGCGATCCTCTTTAGCTTTCTTAGGTCCTGTTTTTATTTCTGTTATGCGAAAAACTTGACCTGTTTCTCTTTGCTTATCTCGTATCCAAGCAGACAAGAGCTTTTGAGAAGCATTAGCTTCGATACCAACTATTCTTGGTCTCCATTGCTTTTGAAGACTGAAGACCATTTCTACAACTTCTTTTGAATCTAATTTTTCTTTATGAGCCAAAAGAACTCGTAATTGATTTTTAGAAGTAAATCCACAAACTATAAAAGCTGTTGAATCGGATTTCTTATTAACTGTATAAGCCGGATCTACTAAAAGATACTTAATTATAACAGGATCTTTCTTTATCTTTTCCTCAAGCTCTTGAGAGACTTTTATCCACTCTTCTTTAAATTCTAAATTTTGAATTACTTTAGGATTATTAAAATATTGACACACAAAATCATAATCTGAAGGTGCTTGAGTGTATTTTTGATTCAAAAGTTCTACATCTAATTCTTCTGGGAAAAATAATTTTGCTTTTTCCCATGTCTTAAAGGTGTTTGTAGGACTTTTAAGTATAATCTTCTCTCCTTCAGCATTGTCCTCTATAGCTTGCCTTATATAAATGTCCCAATAAGTTCCTTGATGATACTTTTTAGCTAATAACTCTTCCCAATCAGCAATCCCTTCAATTTCATTGATAACCTTACAAGCTGAATCTTCTTTATCCCAAATAGTCGCAACCATAATACATTTTGTATCTTTGGTAGCAATTTCTGTTATCGACCTGGAGAACACTTTAACAATCTTAGCTACTTGATCTTTTGTTTGTGAATTTTTATCATCATGCAAGTCATCAAAAATAATTCTTTTGGGGTGATACCCTGCTAATCCTTGGTCAGCTCCAAATATCATTACGGAACCTTCTCTACTTTTAGAAGCTCCTTTTATAATAAGTTTATCTTTTCTCCAACAATGAGGATTTTTTGCTGTATTAAACAACTCAACTACTTCTGGTTTTTCAAAATTACGTTGTATTTCTGCCATCCAATCTGTACCTTTCTCGAAAGAAGCAAACTGCAGAGCATATGACAACTCTCTATCTTTAAGCAATTCTCGAACCATATAACTAAAAATAACTATAGTGGTCTTATAGGTACCTCTAGGCATT